AAAAACCCCGCAAGTCAGAAAGTTGATTTGCGGGGTTCAAGGTGAAGTGAATATTATCTTTTAAATGTTTGCACATAGTCCAAGGCGTCTTTTAAAATGGTTTCAATTTCGGTTAATTTTTCTTGATAATTATTGTCATCGGCTTCTTCTGCGAGCTGAAGTGTAGGTTTTAAATATTTTTTTTCCAACCAATCGAGAATGTTTTTTGTTAGTGTCATAAAATCATCTCCTTTTTATTTACAAAAACCCCCGTAGAACGGGGGTTTTGCGGCGATTGTGCGAAAAAGGATTTGAACCCTCGACCTTCTGGTCCGTAGCCAGCGTCTCGCACCTGCGTCGCCCATCGGCGCGCCGGGCAGGATTGTCCCGGTCATGTAAACCCGCTATAATATCCGTAAGCAATGCAGGGCGGTGTTTCTGCTGGAATCCCGGAAGGGAGGCCGGTATGATATGTATACCTTTAACGCTGGCAGAATTGATACAAATCATTCTAACTGCAATATTGATATACGTGACGTGGAAAGCAATGACCACGAGAAACACAAAGAAATAAGCCGCCCACGGCAAATGTGACGGCTTGTTTCAATACCACAAGGTAATTAACTTGGGGTGACAGCCTTTACACCGCCAAGCGTTGTGAACATCAGAGAGGACGCGACAACGTTCTCTCTGTTTTTATTATACGGCAATGTCCGCAAAAGATGCAAGCATTACACTATGTTCGTCGTGAGAACCACACGTTACGGACGGGCGGGCCATAAATCATTAATTCGCGTCCATCTATGTCAGCTACAAAGTTTGAACTATTACCCCATGAACCATGTCCGGAAACTGTAAAATAAATTCTATTCCCTTCTTGTTGAAATGAACCGCGGAAAACATTGCCCCGCTCTTGCCATGTTACACGGTCGCGCTCCGCAAAGCTTACTGTAAAACTTCCGCATTCGCTGTCAAAGATACCCAAGATGTCGTAACTTCTTGCCGTTACCGAAATGATGACTATTGTCAAAAGAATAATGGCAAATGCAAAAGTGCAATACAAGATTTTTTTGTTTGGCATTCTGCTGGCGGGTGTTACGGGTCTCGTGTCATCCGGCACAACTTTTGCAATTTTAACCGCCGGAGGTGTTTCTACTTTGGGTGCATCCGGTTTTACAGTTTCCATTTTCTATGTCCCCCTTAACAAGGCCGACAAACATTTAACATTAGTATCATCAAACAACGCGTTGTTCATAAAGAAGCGGTGAAGAAACATCTGAAATGCCCAGCAACCAATCCGCAGAGACATTATAAAAAATAGTAATCCGCGCTAAGACTTCAAGGTTAGGTTGCAATTTTCCTAATTCATATTTGGCGAGGGTACTTTGCGGAATTTTCAATCCGGCGGCAGCCTTTATTTGTGAAAGCCGCATGTCAGTACGGGCAATCTTCATTTTGGTAGGAAAGTTAGTGCTTCGTATCTTCATGCCATCCCATTTTGATTCAGGGTCAAGAAAATGCTCTCTTTTACCCGGGAAGGCACGAACCCCAATAAGCCAATCAACGGATGCTCCATAAAAGTCTGCAAATTGGGAAAGTGTTTCAATATCGGGTTGCCGAATGCCTTTTTCATAGTGTGAGATGCTTGCATTATTTATATTTAATTCCTTTGATACCTCAAGTTGCGTAAAGCCGTGAGATTCTCTAACTCCTTTAAGGCGGGAAGGAAAAACTTCACTATACATAGGGCAACCTCCCTAATTTCAGTTTGAGTATGGTAAATATGCACAAAAATGAGTATTCAATTTTGTATAACGTGACAATTCAAAAATGTATAAAGTTATGCTTATAATATACGCCATAGCAAGGCAAACAGAATGTCGAAAGGAAAAGGGACAAAAAGAACCCCGAGCTGTGGCGGGCATTCCACAGCTAACCCCGGCATTAACAATCCACCCCATATCCAATCAACCTAACCCAATTCAACCCAGAGAGGAGCATTACAAATGCAAAGCTTTAAACAGAGTTATCTGATGCTGTTCGCATCGCCGTATGCAATTGAAAATCCAAACGGCACAAAGAACGAGGGCGTAACTTGCCACTTTTTAATGACTGATAATTTAGCCCCAAAGGTTGACCAAGAAGCTGCCCAACGCGGTCAATCAATTTTCGGCATGAAGCCCAACAAAATGTCATTGCCTATCACGGCAATGGAAAAAATCAAAGCCGCGCCCGCCATGTATGAATGCACTGTAAAAATGATAACAAAAAGCGTCATAGTAGGCGGCAGGCAACAAGATATACCATCGCTTCAAATAATTGATGTCGATTATATCGGCGCAATAGATTTACCAATATTAGAAAAGTTGAACAAAAATAAATAATCCCCCGGCCGGGCGACTAACCCGGCCATTTACATATAACAACTCCCCTAAAGAAGGTGTGCGCCCATGACCCCAAAGCAAATCAGAAAAACTTGTATATCAATGGCAAAGACTGAATTTACAAAAAGTGTTGCCATATTTTCTTTCGTATATGGCGTTTTATGGGGCGCGTTTTTTTCTGCGCTGGATATTGCATCCTATGACGCCGACCCTATGGCGCGAATTATTGCCTTTCTATTATTCCTTGCCATTTCGTTCGCGCTGCTGGTGTTGCTTCGCGCCTATTACATTTATCGAACCGGGCAGTGGTTTGAAGATGTCCCGCCGGTAAAAGAAACGCCTTGAGTATAAACGCTTTGGCCAAAGCACATATAATTCGCGTGGTACGTTAGCGCAGAAAGGAGAAGCGCATGAAGAAAAAGCTGTTGGTAATTGCCATCTTGACGATGGGCATGTTCATTCTTACCCCGCTGGGCGCAATGAACGTACAAGCCGCAAGCGCGCCGGTAGAAGCCGTAGGAAGATGGTGGAGTAATCTTTGGGGTACGGATGATGGCTCGGTAATGGGCCGGATGGTCGAGCATACCCAGCATGGCATAACGGTATTAAGCAATGTGATGGACATCATCTTCGGTAATCCGTTTTTATTGCTGATGCTTATTTTTTCTCTGCTAGGCGCAGGGGTCGGATTGTTTGGCCGGATACGGCGCACCGTAGGCCGTTAGCGCAATGCACCAAGGCGGGCGCAACCAACCCGCCGCCTACATATCGCAAGGCAAAAGGGGTTAGCACAATGGAAGATATAGAAAACATCCTGGGCATTATCTACGCAACCATGGCCACCGCATGGGATATCTACCTGCTGCGCCTAGTAATAATCCTGTTCATCATCGCCGCCGCCTGGGGCGTATTCAAACAAATGCATCGTTCCATAAAACTTTAACCAAGGGGTGGCCGCCATGTACAAGCAACTGCTGAAAAAATGCATAACGCTCGCCCTAGTTTTTACAATTGTTTTAAGCACCGCCGCCCCCCATCGCACGCAAGCTACATCCGAAGTTATAACGTGTTCATATGTTGACCGTATATTGCTAGGTGCATTAACCGCAGGGGGAATTACATTTGAAGATGAACGCAGTTATCGTGAAGTAGTCGGGCAAATTTTGGCAGGAGATGATAATCCCATATATGTGATGCTAACACAAAAAGCACGGGTTTTAACGTATGCGGCATATCGAAATAATGTTATTCATTGGACTGCCAGTCAATTAAATCAAATATGGGGCGCATTTGGCAATCATATTGGTAGTTGGTTAGGCGTTAATAATCAGTCAAATATAGGGCAAGTGTCAGTTCCCAGTACAACGCGAGGTGGCGTTCCTAGTTTTTATTTTCATAGTATTGCTTCGGGTTTTATCTATTGTCAAATGGAACAATCTCATCCTAGTGTTAGGCTATTTAATAATATAAAACAACACAATCTACCAACGTGGATAGAGGTAAGAGGGACTGTATTTGAAGTGGAACAAATGCAGCGAGGCGGGGAGAGCAATTATGACATTCGAATTTTAATAAACGGACAGCCAGCACGAATAAGTAATGGGAATTGGTCAATAACTATATTAAATGTAAGGCCTACAGTTGGCACAATTAACAGAGAAAGTCAAAACGGTTTTGTTTTTAATCAGGGAAGCGATTATTTGTATTACGTTAGAAGAGCGTCAGAGCTTGATACGCGTATGAACTGGCAAATGGCTGATTTTGTTTTATATAGAATTGAGGGAGCATATCTGCCGTTTATTTATTTTGACCCTTCCGTTGAATTTTATATTCACTATAATAATTTGTTAAACCGCTTAAATGAACTAGAAATATTAATTCGCGAATTGAGCGGAGCAACAACAAACGATGATTACATTAATATCCTATTCCCCGATAATTTATTTGATTTTTTCGGACAAAACATTGAAACTATAATAATACATTATCGTTATTTTCAATTTCCCGGCTCAACTCCATATCCCAATCCTACTTCACCCCCATCTCCCGGCAACGGTACAAGCTCAAACCACCACTATCATCAGCACGAACACAATCATAATATCCCCGAAATTAATATCAATATCGAACTCCCCGGCGGTGGTCGCCCGCCCATCGACATTTCCGACATCGAAGACAGCGAAGCCTTGGCCGTCGGTCGCCGCGTGTTCCAAGGCGTAACCAACACCATCTTTGAAATCATCCCCGACCGCATAGAAGGTTTTACAGGTTTTATCACAGCAGTGCTGCCCTTCTTCCCGGAAGAATTTATGGCGTTATTTCTCTTTGGCTTTAGCATGATGATAGCAATAGCCATTTTTCGCATGATTATAAATAGGTAGGTGAGCCGATGGGCACGGTAGCAGACTTTGGCACGGTCATTCAAGCGGTGTATGAAGTGTTTAATATCCCCTTTTATTTGCTGGGCTTTGAAATGAGCTTTTGGCAAATATTTTTGTGGCTAATTGTAGCCGGCATCATTGCCTGGGTAATAAGGAGCATCTTCAATGTATGAAGTAATCATAGGCGAGGCGGCCCGGTATATCATCACCTACATAGTGCGCGAGCAACTGCGCTACGTAGTAACCCAAATATTTGGCGAAAATGTACCCGGCGAATATCTCCCCCACCTAGAGCGCATCCTCGTCGGCATCCTCCAGCAAGAATCTGGCCGCCGCACCGAGGCCATCTTCGGCAACCTCGACATCATAGACATTTGCCCTGACACTGGCGCAGTCCTCGAAACGCCACTACTCCCCGCCAAAATCGAAGCCATTAAAGAGGCCTTAATCACCAGCCCCAACTCCTTCATTCGTGTCAACGACTACGGCGAAGTACAAGGAATAACCACCGTAGTCGAACACCGCCCCTTCATGACCACGAGCTTGGAGGACTACACCGTCGCCGAAGGCCTCATGTTCATCATCATTCTGCTACTAGTAATAAATGCAGTAAAAACATTTTTTGTAAGGTTGTGGTGATATTAAAGAATGGTACGAATCCAAGTATCGCCCTGCGAAATATCTGCCTGATGGGTGGAAGTGGCGTGACTTCGATGATGGAAGCGGAGGTTTGCTAACACCCGAAGGTAATAGCGTAATTTCCTATGACCTACAAACAAAAGAATATAAAGTTGATGGAAAGTGGCACTACATGGGCGATGAAGGTATTGACATGGAGTATTTAGAAAAACTTGCATTTGCCAAGTATGTATAGCTTGCCACTGCGAACGAAGAAAGGTTGTGGTGATATGTTACGCGAAATAGTTAGCTTCCTATTAGAACGGCCGGAGTACACCTACGAAACCACCGCCATGGGCATGGTATTAATGAACAAACAATACCTGCTAATCTCCATCGGCATTTTTGTTGGCGTCATCAACATGCTGCGCGCCCTGGCAGAAGAATTGATGAGCCGCTAGGGGGCAGCATGGGCATAATCGTAGAAATGTTTATCGAATTATTTGGTATTGACATCCCCATCGGCTACCACTGGGATGACTACTACCAAGCCTACAGCACCGTGCCCCTAACGCTGGTAGATGTGAAGGAAATCATGTTGGCGGTAGCCCTGGCATTACTAATTTTCCGCGGCGCGCTAAAAATAATAACTACCATTCTGCTGGAAATGGTACGAATGCGAAGGTTGTAAAGGAGAAAGCTATGTTTTGGATACTGATAATCATCGCCCTGGTGCTGATGATTTTTTCTGTTACGTTTCGATGCGTGGTAATGAACCTGGGCAAAACCCTATTCTACGCCGCCAAGGATTTATTCATCTACATACGTTGCCACGCCTTCAACGATGTCACCACCGGGGAGTTGGTGGCCTACGTCGGCTTGTTCGGCAAGGGTAAAACCCTATCCGCCGTCCACCGGGTAGTCTCCGAATACCACCGAAGCAACAACCGCAAGGTATGGTGCAAAGAACGAAAAAAGTTTGTCATGCAGCGCGTCAAAATATTATCCAACGTCGAGCTGGAAATCCCCTACGAAAAACTCGTCTCACTGGAGCAAATCGTCACCTGCGCAGAACGAAACCGGAAAGAGGATGAGGCCGGCGGCACTAAAACCGTAACCCTGGTACTGGGCGACGAATTTAGTGTTCAAATGAATAGCCGCGATTTTAAAAAGAACATCGACCCCCTGTTCCTCAATACTTTGCTGACCTGCCGCCACTACCACATATCCATTTTCTATACCACTCAGCGTTTTCGCCACGTGGATGCGCTACTGCGGCAAGTCACATCCAGCGTAGTGTCCTGCAACAAGCTATGGCGCTTCCAACGTCTTTTCTACTACGACGCCTGGGAAATGGAAAACGCCGCGAACCCCATGCTACTAAAACCCTTATACCGTACCTGCTGGTTTGTTCGGGACGCTGATTATAACGCTTACGACACTTACGCCACCGTGGGCAACCTAACCAAGTCCGTAAAAGACGGCCAAATGATGACCCAAGAGCAAATCCTCGCCCTGCAATGCAACACTCCCGCCAATATGGACGCTGTAAAAAATCCATCGCGCAGTTGGCTACGCCGATGGCGCAATAAAAACTAGGAGGAAGCCATGCAAGCAGTAATTTACAACATAGGCCTGGCCATATTTATCATCGCCTTTGTCGTGATGATTTTTGTCGGTATTAAAGTAATCAAAGAATTACGCGCAATCCGCGAAGAAGAAGCCCGCGCCTACGCACTCCTCGAATTGTGTAATGACTGTACCCACTGCGTGCCGGATGCGCCCCCAAACGAGAGCATTGTTATACACAAGGTATAACCGCCGCCCGCCACCCCGCAAACGTGCAGAGAAGGCCCGCACAACATCCCCATGCGTTTAACTGTGCCTTTTAATTGCAGTAATAACCCGAAGAAGTGGCTTCTCGGGCGCTGTGCCGAAAACTACTACGTGACGAAAAAAGTGAATTTCACCACGCAAGCAATAACCTCGCGTTATAAATCGTGCCTGCGAGAGGTAATCGCTTAGAACCTGTAAACCCTACCACTCAACAAAGAGTTCGTGGACGAGTAGAGGGAAGCGAACACAAAAAAGCGCGTGGTTTTAAGTAATTTTTCACCAGCCAACCGCCACCGTCGCCCGTCGCCCTGCGCACCAACCCGGCGAAGTGCGGCGCGGCGGCTCGTCCGCCCGCCGCGCGTCACGCCGGAGGCTTGCGGGACAGCCCTGTATCACGTCCGACGAACTTTTGTTAAAAAGCCCCCCCAAAGGCGCATAACTACAGGATTTAACCACGAAAAAATTTGTCCACAGACCCCCCCTTTGTGGACAAACTAGGAGGAGCAATATGGGTATCCCTATCCACGCAAGGCGAAGTGGTTTTTGCGCTGAGCTATCACCACAAAGCCGGCATATATTTTTTAATTTAAAAGAAAAAAAGTTTATGCATACCGAGGATAATATTTACTACAGCGTATTCATTAAATTAGATGGCTACGATGACACCCAAGAACAGATAGCCCCACTATTGGAACGCCTAACTATGATGAAAGAAGAAGCGCAGCGCATTAAGCAGCCCATTCCCTACTTATACGGTTTACAAGTAATGCCCAGCGGCGTATACGGCTATCCGTTACGGTTAAATAACCCGGATTTATACGATATATGCTTCTCAACCGGCAATTTGCCCAATAAAAGTACGAACCGTATCCATACGCAGTTGCGCGCTGAAGGACTTTGGACACGCGAGAACCGCGAAACACTTACCGAATCATACAATAAAACAGTTGAAATTTTATCCGACTACGGCTTGTCTGTCAGCAAAGTACAGGAAAACCGCATTGACTATTGTTATCACACCAATATAAAAACCAGCGTTGATAAAATTTTCGAGCGCGATGGAGATGCTCGCTTCATTGAAACATCACTAACCGGTGGTCGCGGTGAATATGAAAAGATAAAAACACCCGAAGGAACAAAATTAAATTTCTTTTACTATAGCTGGGGTTCACCCGGAAGCAATAGCTGGTTAGTTAAATTTTATGACAAGGTTAAAGAAGTAATAGAAGTTGGTTATAAAAGTTTCTTCTTCAAGCTATGGCATGAAGGCGGACTAATTTCTCACTATGACAAGTATTGCTATGAATATGCGTATCTTCATCAAAATGTAGACTATATAGCCAAGGCTCGACTAAAATTTTATATTGAAAACGGTGCAGATACTGAACGTATCCGCCTATACCAAGAAGCATTAGCGAATCCCAATAAAACACTAAAAGAGTACAAAAAAATGGCTGATGAATTTATGCCGTCCACTACTCCGGTAATGAACGTAGAATATCAAACCATGCGCGATTTTTACCGTAGAAGTGATAAATTTATCAAAACATTAAAAACGCTGGAGCGCGAAGGCCCACCCATATTAAACCGCATGTATCAGGTATTAGATAATCGTGAGATATGGCTGGATTATTTGCACGGCGATGGATTCTCCTTTCAAAAGGGTAAAACTGACGATGGCAAACCCATTTATCTGCCCTGGTGGGAACGGCTGCGCAACACCAAAGTAGGTGGCATAAAAGCCGATGAAAAGTTGCTGCGCGATTACGCCAACAATATGGACAGGGAGGTAGTAGCCCGCCAAGGTGCAAAAAGAATATCCAGCTTCGCGCTGATGAACGGCCTTACCCAAACCGGTGAATTAGAAGATTTTTTGTACTATGCTGCTTTTCTAACGGATAATCAATTACACAAAATTGATAATCTAACATTGAATAAATCAGACGGTACCGTTATTGATAAACTGAAAAATCCTATGCTGGCCAGTTACCGTAACGACAAGCGCCGGCAAGAGAAGAGTATAAAGAACCGCATCAAACAACAAAAGGTGGCTACCCATGAGGAAATATGATGAATTATTACCCTGCCCGTTCTGCGGCGGCAAGCCGGAATATGTCTATCAGCCGGGGCAACCTTTTTATAATAGCTATGTGTATTGCAAAGAGTGTTTCGCATCATCCGGGCAAGAATATGCGAATGACGGTAACTTAGACGAAGTTAAGAAAAAGCTTTACAAAAGATGGAACACACGCGTTGCACCCGTTCACAAATCAATAAATAAACACCCCGCGCAATTATCTGTTCATAAATCAATTAATGAACACAAAACCCGCACCGGGCGCAAATCCATCCTCACGAAAAAAATGTACCACGATATCATGATGCACCACAAAGGTGGCAGTAGCATCCGGCAGATAGTGCAGTTATTATCAGCTTTCAACAACGAAAAGGTATCCGTAGGCTTCGTGCAAAAGGTCATCAAAATGCCCCCGCCGGATGAACAACTAACCGACCAGCTAACCCTGACCAGCACGGTGCGCCTGTAATTTAAAAATGAAGGAGAAAAACAATGCAAAATAAAGAGCTAAGACTATTTGAAAGAATTTTTATTACGAAGGAAACGACAAGAAGGGTGCTGGCGTTAAGGGCGCAAGGATGGAGTAATTGGATGATTTCGCTTAAGTTAAATTTATCACCGAAAAAAGTTTGCAAAATTTTCAAGAAAGAGGATAGGAGACTTGGGAATATATGACCCTCCCCCAAGCTGTTGACCTATTCCTGCTTGACCAGCAGTTACGGGGCAGTACCGAAAAAACAATATCCGGTTTCCGCGGTTTCTTGAATTTATTCACTGCCTGGCTAACCACCCAGGGCGTGACCGTCATCAGCGAAGTCACTTTGCATTATGTCCAGCAGTACCAGTTATACCTGGGCAGCCGACCGTGCGATAACAAGCCCAGGCTACTAACCCGGCGCACGGTGCGTACCTATATGAGCCACATCCGCATGTTTCTGTCCTACTGTTTCGCCAAGGAATTGCTACCCCGGGCAATTCATTTGCAAATGCAACTGCCTCGCACCGAAAAACCACTAATCGAAATTTTAACCGACGAGGAAGCAACCCGCTTGTTAGGCTGCTTCGGCGATGAACCGCACGCCCATCGTAACCGCGCAGTCATCTGCCTGATGCTGGACAGCGGCTTGCGCTTATCAGAAGTGGCGGGCATTAGGGTAGGGGACATCAACCAAGAATCGGACTATATCAAGGTGACGGGCAAAGGCCGCAAAACGCGTATCGTCCCCATCGGTCAGCAGGTCGGCGCGCTGCTTCAACCGTGCATCCGCCGGCATGTCGGTAACACCCCGCTATTCATGATGACCGCCAACGCCATCGCCAAGATGATAGTGCGCCTGAAAGAAAAGTCGGGCATAACCCGACTGCACGCGCACCTGCTGCGGCACACCTTCGCCACCAACTTCCTAATCCACCAGCTGGGCGATGTCTACGAGCTATCCCGCATCCTTGGCCACAGTGATATAAAGATAACCGAAGGCTACGTGCAACTGGCGGATTATTATAAATTTCTAAAGAAGCGAAAGCACCAAACGTACCTGGACATAAAAGAACCCCGCAAGTCAGAATGAGGCTGAATTGCGGGGTTTTT